AAACTTTGATCCGTTTGATGTTGCATTTAATAACATGTACATGATGCAAGCGGGACAAATGGGAGGACTTGCAGTATTTGATGCATTTTCCCAGTACAAGGAAACCTTAGGTCGCATATTTGGCAGTGAATATAACTTTATGTGGAATCGAAATAGTAAAGTATTAGAAATCCTACGCAATGTTAAACACGAAGAACAAGTAGCAGTAGGTGTATATAACTTTATACCTGAGATGATCTTACTTAAAGACATCTATGCAGGCGAATGGTTAAGTGCATTCTCATTGGCACAAAGTAAATTGATGCTAGGCGAAGCAAGAAGCAAGTACACATCAGGTTTACCGGGCGCTGGCGGATCAATAACACTTAACGGTGACGCACTAAAAGCAGAAGCACAAATGGAAATTGATAAATTACTTGAAGCTGTGCAACAAATGGAAGAAGGCAGCGACCCACTAGGATTTGTAATAGGATAGGTAAATGATAATAGGATTAGTTGGACTAATAGGCTCGGGCAAAGGCACTGTAGCAAACATGTTTGTAGAACGCGGATGTGACGAAGATAGTTTTGCCGCACCTCTTAAAGATTTATCCTCAGCTATATTTGGTTGGCCAAGAGACATGATGGAAGGAGACACTATTGAAAGTAGAGACTTCCGTGAAACAGCAGACCTTTACTGGGGTGCTAAACTAGGCATACCTAATTTTACACCAAGACTAGCATTACAGTTAATTGGCACAGACGTGCTAAGACGACACTTCGATCCTGACATATGGCTACATAGTCTAGAATACCGCATTAGAAAACAAAACGCAGAAGCACCGTGTACAGTTGTTAGTGATGCACGATTCCGTAACGAACTAAATTTAATTAAAAATATGGGCGGTGTTGTTATTTGGGTACAGCGAGGCGAGTTACCCGGCTGGTTTGACGTAGCAAAGCATGCACACGATAATGCAGTTAGTCGCAAGATTATGGAAACTAGATACGCTGACGTACATGAAAGCGAATGGAACTGGGCAGGATATCCAGTTGATTACATAATTAAAAACAACGGTTCAATGGAAGATCTCGAAAAACAAGTAAATGATATTAGGGATTGGAACACAGGCGAATTTAAACAAGCCTTAAAATTAGTTTAATACCATCTAATACCTATCAATTCCCTTAAAGCCCCCTAATACAAAAATTCTGATAAATAAGTGCATACGATCATTCGTATCTTAATATATTAGGAGAAAATAAAATGGCAACATTAGTCTCGCCAGGCGTAAGTTTAAGCGTAACTGACGAAAGTTTCTATGCACCTGCAGGTGCTGGTACAGTGCCTCTTATCGTGATTGCAACAGCACAAGATAAGACAGCACCAGATGGAACTTCAACAGCGGCATACACTACGAAGGCAACAGCAAACAAGTTATACAGTATAACTAGTCAACGTGAATTGTTACAGAATTTTGGTAACCCATCATTCGCAACAAGCGGTGGCACACCAGTACATGGTGATGAAACAAATGAATATGGTTTAGCGGCGGCATATAGCTTCTTGGGAATATCCAACAGAGCGTATGTACTAAGAGCAGATATTGACTTAGCGCAACTTAAAGCATCAACAACAGCACCAAGCTCAAAAGCAGAAAACGGTCTATTATGGCTAGATACTGCTTCATCAGTTTGGGGCATTAAAGAGTATGACGGAAGCAAGTGGGTTTCTAAATCTGCTAAAGTTCGTAAGCCTCTAGTAACAGATCTGCAAGTAAGCGGAGCACCTAAGTCAGCTTTCGGTATTAACGGCGAATTTGCCGCAGTTACCGTAGCCGCAGTAGCACCAGCAGTAACATATATTGCATTCTTTGAGAAGATTGCAGGTGTATGGGCAAGATTAGGTACTAGCGCATGGCAATCAGCTAAGTCAGGAGCCGACTTCCAGTGGGCATCTCACTTATCTATACCAACTGTTAGAACCGGATCTGGTGCATTAGTAGCAGGCGATATCTTTATCCAGACTACAACTCCAAACAACGGTACAGCCGCAGTATTTAAAATATACGATTCTGCTAAAGATCAATTCGTTGCTAGAACAGTTCCAGTTTCTAACCATGCATCAGAAGCGTATGCGGCGCACACAGCGGCCGGCACTTTAGTTAAAGATGCACATTGGATGGAAATTTATAATGATGCAACAGCAGAAGACGGTCTAGGCGTAGTATATCAGTGGAACGGGCTTCCAACATTAAGCATTGCTAGTACAGCAGTAATTAGTGATACAGCTATTCCAGATTCTAAAGTTGATGCTACTAACGCTTCGTTTAAAATCTATGTTAACAATGCACAGTCTGCAATTAACGTTTTCTTAACCTCATCTACAGCTGGTAATATATCTGTAGACAACTTAGTAACTGATGTTCAAACAGCATTAAGTGCGGCTGACGCATCTATTACGTTTAGTGACCAGCTCACTGCAAGTAACGTAGCTGGTAAAGTAACATTTGTAAACTCAAAAGGTTTCGATATTACTCTAACAGAAGGCGATACAGCTAACGCAACATTTAGATTAGCTGACATTAACTTTGCACAAGATCGTTACAGTAATTTTGTTAATACTACTTACAAGCTACAAGCTACAGCACCAACAGGCGCTACAGCAAATGGTCAGTTGTGGTATGATGCAGACATTAGCACTAATAACATTGACTTGTTAGAGCATAACGGCACAACATGGGTTTCTCTTACTACTGACTTCCAAACTAAAGCAACAGCACCAGTACTTAACAGTGCAGGCGCGGCATTAGCTACAGGTGATGTATGGTTAGACTCAAGTGATACTGAATCATTAAAGTTTTACAAGTGGGCCACTCAGTGGGTTCTAGTAGACTCAGGTGATCAAAGCACACCAGACGGAATATTATTTGCAGACTTTAGACAATCAGCTTCAGCGGCATTAGATGCAGACGCACCTAGCGCAAGTTTATACCCAGCTGGCATCCTCGGATGGAACTACAGAGCTTCAGGCGGTAATGTTAAGCAGTATAACACAAATTATACACCTGCTTCAACTAACATCGGTAATGTTTGGGTTTCATACTCAGGTAACAAAGCAGACGGTTCAGGCTTATTGTTAAGAAAAGCACAGCGTAAGGCAGTTACAAGAGAACTACAAGCGTCAGTTACAAGCAACGCAGATATCCGCAACGAAACTAATAGATTCAATCTACTAGCAGTTCCAGGTTATGCTGAACTTGCAGACGAGATGATTACATTAAGTGTTGACAGAAAAGATACAGTGTTTGCATTAATTGATCCACCTCTACGTTTAGCATCAGATGCAACCAGCACTCAAAATTGGGCAACCAATAATGCAGTAGCAACTGAAAACGGCGAAGACGGTCTTGTAAGCTCAAGCGCACAAGCGGCTGTTTACTACCCACACGCATTAACAACTAACTTAGACGGTACTAACATTATGGTACCTGCGTCACACATGGCATTGCGTACTTTTGCATACAATGACCAGGTTGCGTTCCCTTGGTTCGCACCAGCTGGCTTCCAACGTGGTGTAGTTAGTAATGCAACAAGTGTAGGTTACTTAGACGCTAAAGAAAGCGAGTATACTCCTGTAGCATTGAACGAAGGTCAACGTGATGGTCTATACTTAAACAAAGTCAATCCAGTTGCAAACTTCCCAGGAAGAGGCATTAGTGTATTCGGTCAGAAGACACTTAATCCAACTGCAAGTGCGTTAGACAGAGTTAACGTTTCAAGACTAGTTATTTACATACGTGAGCAACTAGATGATGCGGTTAAGCCTTTCTTATTCGAGCCAAACGATTCCGTTACACGTGATAATGCACGAAGCGTAGTTGAAAGGTTCTTAGGCGAGTTGATATCACAGCGTGGTCTATATGACTTCGTAGCAGTATGTGACAGTTCTAACAATACTCCAGCGAGAATTGACAGAAACGAGTTACACATTGACGTAGCGATACAGCCAGTTAAGGCAGTAGAATTCATCTACATACCGATTAGAATCCAGAACACTTTGGGTCAATCGTAAGTTTAGTACTAGTTACTAACGTAAAAAAGGGCCTTAGGGCCCTTTTTTTTGACTGCAAATTGACTAAATTAAAACTCGAGTTTATGTTTTTGGCAAGTAATTGATAAATATTAGCATAGAAATTATTAAAGTTCGTTAGGAGAACAACATGGCAGAAACAAAAAATAGATTCGGAGTACCAATTGGTGATAGCGGACCGCTAGGCATAGTAATGCCTAAGTTAAAATACAGATTCCGTGTATCGTTTTTGACACCTTTCGCAGGTTCAACCGATAGCAAAACAATGACGCAGAACATACAATCTGTAACTCGTCCATCACTTACATATGATGAAGTTGAAATTCATTCATACAACAGTAAAGTATATGTACAAGGCAAGCACACATGGAATACAATTGACGTTGCTATCCGTGATGACATTGCTAACAACATTACTAAACTAGTTGGACAGCAAGTGACTAGACAGGTTAATCATCATCAACAAACTACTACAGCGGCAGCATCGGATTTCAAATTCCCAATGATGCTTGAAGTATTAGATGGTTCTGAAAAGATGTCAGCTACAGAGCAGTGGGAACTAGAAGGTTGCTTTATCACTAACGTAACATACGGTGACAACGACTACTCTGCAACAGATCAGCAGTTAGTTACACTAACTATCAGATATGATAATGCAATCCACGTAGACGCTTCAAACAACCTTAACGGATCTAAAGCATCTGGTGATATGTTTACGGTTGGTGTACCAGCTAACCAAACTAGTGGTAACAGCACTGGCGCATAATTAGTAATGCTTGATGAGGTAGCGTAATGGCCGATAGAGTCGGAAAGAAGTTTTATCTTCAAGATTGGCGGAACGCGGATAGGTTTAAACCGAACGCTACACCACCTAGACAAAAGTTTGCGGGGTTTGTTGAATTTAATTTCAACCCCGCATTCATTGGCCAATCGACAATCGGCGATAGCACAGCATACAGAACTCAAATTAGTGGGCTAGTACAGTCAGCTAAGATTCCAGAAATCAGTTTCAACACTGTAACAAAGAAACAGTACAACTATCGCAGAGTTATACAAACAGGTGTAGAATACGGGCCGTGTAATATAACGGTAGTAGACACTGTTAATAACGAATGGTTGCAATTGTTCATGAAGTACTTTGCATACCATTACAACGAGCCCCGTAACAGAACCTCTGCTGGAAAGGGCGACGAACGTGATAAATCTAATGAAGGTCAGTTTCCTTCTAATAAAGATGTAACAACTAACCCTAGTACATTTATGACAAGTTCTTTTGACAGCAACGGCGCTGGATTGAACATCTCCAATGATGCACATTTTATTGAAAGTATTAGAATTATTAACTATGCTGGCGGTAAGGGTGTTGAGTACATATTGTCTAGACCTCAAATTACTAACTTTAATCCTGGCGATGTAGATGTTACTGATTCAGCCTTTAGGACATTTGATATTGAATTTGCAATTGAGAATATGACAGTTAATCAGAAGTTTAACTTTAAATTAGATGACGTAGACTTAGCCCGCTTTGATAGTAGACAGATAGAATTCCCAGACAATCTAGGTGAGAACAGCAAGGAATTTCCTGCATACCAAACTAGAAATCAAGACTTCATGGGAACACCCACAGACAGAGTCGAACGTTCCCCCCAGAATGTAAAACAAACAGCAATGACAGACGCTGAAGCCGCTAAAATGGTAGATACATATAATGACAATCAAGTGTCTACAGACGGTAAATTCAACGGCGGGAGATCTGCGTAATGTCAACTAGCTTATACGATACATTTGGCAACAGTACTAGCTACAGTATAGTGCAAAATACACTTGTAGCATACTTAGAAAATTCTACAATTAAGTTTCCATTACCTGAAGCAAGTTCAGAAATGTTAGCAAACTTAACTAGGCAAGAAAACAAATCATATGATCCTGCTACACTAGACATGATTAAAGCCAAGCTAGAAAAATCAGGATTTAAAAAGCCAGCCGCAGTTGCTATGGCAGATGTGTTAATGGCAGTATCATCTGCTTCAAACATAAACCCATTAGAGTATTTCGATATTAACGAAAATTCACTTAATTTAACAGTTGACGCATACAATGCAATGAACAATTTGAGACCAGCAGGTAGCAGAGTAGGCATTGCAGTACCTAGAGTAAATAGCAGAAGTAAGGTAGCAGGCTTAATCCAGCCATGAGCAAATTTGCACAGGGTGTTTACGATGTCGTAAACGCACCTAAGTATGTCGGCGGCAAAGCTCCGTATTATAGAAGTAGTTGGGAATTAGCATTCATGAGAATGTGTGATAACCATCCTAATATAACTAAGTGGGCTAGTGAGAACGTAAAAATCCCATATCAAAATCCCGTAACAGGCAAGTATACAAACTATGTACCAGACTTTATGGTACAGTATACAGATAAGAACGGCGCACACCATGTCGAACTCATAGAAATCAAACCGTCAAATCAAACCACAATGGAAAACGCCAGGGGCAAACAGCAACAAATCCAAGTAATAATCAATGCCGCTAAATGGACAGCGGCCCAAGAGTGGTGCAAACGCAAAGGCATACGCTTTAAAGTAATCAACGAAGATCAAATCTTTCGAACCAATAAACCTCGAAACGGAAAGAAACGAAAAAAGTAACGGTAAATAGCATTATGCAATTAGGTAAAAAAGGAATGCAAAGAAGTCTATTCGCTGGTCAAGTCGCCAGTATGCTTGCCATTGTGCCTATGTTTATGTACGCAACAGCAACACAATGGGCTATTGGTGCAACAATGTATTCCTGTATAATGTTGTTTGG